TACTTCGACTGGGCGTCGGTGGTCTACGCCGACGCCAGGGTCGGTGCCGTGTGCTCCTGGTCGCAGTCGGAGCCCGATCCGGCCCTGGCCGACGTCGTGGAGACCGGCGGCGACGGGTTCTTCTCCGCGCATGTCTGGGGGACGTGGCCGGACCGCTGGTACGCCGTCATGCGGGACACCTGGGACAAGGACTACTCGAGTGGCGGTGCCATGGACAGCGGGTGGGACTGGCACATCAACAGGCGTGTCTTCCCCGCCGCCGGACTCCAATGCGTAAGGCCCCAGCAGTCACGGTCGAATAACATCGGTGAGTGGGGCGGTGCCCATCAGCGCCCCGAAGACTTCCCGGCGACGGTCTCCCGGTCCTTCCGGCCGGACCGCCCTCCGGTTGTCTACAAGGAGGCATCCGATGACCACGCCACTAGCCCCGCTTGACGATCTGGACGAGGCGTTCACCTGCCCTGCATGGCTGCCCGACAACTTCAAGACCCTCTACGAGAGCCTCGTCGTCCGGATGCGCCGGGAGTCCGCCGGTATCCCCATGAACACCGTCCAGGTGCTGCTCATCGAGCGGATCGCGTTCAACTACGTCATCATGCGGTTCCGGGAGAACGCCCCTGCCGGGGACCCGAATGCGTTCGTCTCTGCGGCCACCCAGAAGGACTTCAACACGTTCTGGTTGGCGATGACCCAGGAGTTCAACAAGGTGCTCAGGGCCTTCTCGAAGTCCGACCGGGACCTGGCGGTGGCGCAGATGCGGCAGATCGTCACGACGGCCATCAACGCCGAGGTCGCCAGTGTCACGACCCGGAAGGCGATCATGTCGAAGACCTACGACGGCTTGGTCGAAGTCGGTCTGGTCGATGCCTGACCTCAGTCCGCTGGACTCGCTGCCGGAGACCGACCGGCGGCTGGTGATCGCGTTCGCCGGGTGCTCGCTGGACGAGAAGCCCGGATCGAACTGGGTCCAGAATGTCGGCGGGCTCCCTGAATACATCTGCCGGATCGCCCGGGCCGTCAAGAAGTCTGGCCACTCCACCTCGCAGGCCATCGCCATCGCGGTCGGCACGGCGAAGCGGTGGGCCCACGGCAGCGGCAAGGTCAACGCCAGCACCCGGGCCAAGGCTGCTGCGGCCGTGGCGGACTGGGAGCGGAAGAAGGCCCAGTCGCACGCCCAGACCGCCGCCAAGCATGCGGGCCGGGCGACGGTGGCCGCGTCGGGCCTGTACGGACCCACCTACGAGTACCTGTCGTTGTGCGGGCCCGACTTCAACGTCGACTCGGTCCGGAACGCCTGGAACGCCCAGGAGAGCGCCCGCCGGGACGCGATCCGACAGGATGCCGTCAACTCGGGTGCCCCCGGGGGTTACGACATCCCCTACGTCCCGTATCGCTACATCAAGGAGATGTGGTCGAGCTTCCTCATCATCGCGGAGGACGACACCAGCGGGAACGAACTCTGCCAGGTGCCGTACACCGTGGAACCCGACGGGGACGTCGACTTCGGGGACGAGACCCCGGTGGTCACGATGTACATCCCGATCCCCATCCCGGACGACGAGACCTTGGAGTCTGCGGCCGACGACGACAGTGCCGGTCCCGATGCCGAGGACGCCGCCGACGCGGCGTCGGACACCCCAAGCCCGATGCAGCAGAAGCTCGCGCTGATCCGATCTCTGTCACAGTTGGGGACGTGACCGCTGACAGGGATTCGTGGCTCCACGATGTCGATGAGAAGCCCGAAGGGCTCTCCCTTGACGACGTTTTCTGGGAGATCCCAGTCCCGCTCGAAGTCTTCGTATCGGACGCCGCGTACCTGGCCAATCCGCCGCTATCCCCCATCCAGTACGACTTGGTTCAACACGCTGAGCGCATCCTCTTCCCCGAGACCTATCCCCTCATGGCCGAACAGGAGCCCTACTGGGCAGAACCTGTAGCGATGCGGAACATGCTGGTGGCCGAATGGGGCAAGGGCGGCGGCAAGGACCACTCGGCCCGGATCTCCACCCTTCGGATCGCATACATCCTGCTGTGCATGAAGTCTCCCCAGGACTACTTCGGGATGCCCGCCCAGGACACGATCCACATGCTCAACATCGCGTCCAACTCGGGGCAGGCGCTGTCCGCGTTCTTCACCCCGATGACGCGGGCCGTCCGGCGGGGCTGGTTCGCTGATCGGTCCTCCGTCATCGAGACTCCCAGAGGCCAAAGGAGAGGCAGGGCCAAGGCCACCCCGCTGGCCGACCGGATCGTCTTCGCCAAGAACGTCGAGGCCATCTCCGGCCACTCGGACGCCGAGTCCCAGGAAGGGCTCAACCTGATCCTGGGGGTGGCCGACGAGATCGACGCCTTCCGGACCAAGACCGAGATCGACCGCTACCGGGGCCGGGCCGCACGGGAGTCACCGCGTTCCGCCGACGCCGTCATCAAGATGCTCCGGACGTCGGCCAGCACCCGGTTCCCGTTGACCTACAAGAACATCTACATCTCCTACCCCCGCTACAAAGGCTCGACCATCCAGCAGTTGCGGGTCCGGGGCCGGAACGCCATCGAGAAGGACGGGCCCAAGTCCCGGTACTACGTCTCCGGTCCGCATGCGACGTGGGTGGTCAACCCCCGGGTGCCCGGCAAGGAGGTCTTTGCCGACGACTACGACAAGGACCCGGCGATGGCCCGGGCGATGTATGAGTGCCTGCCGGAGCGGGCGATCGACTCGTACTTCCAGAACATGGACGCCTTCCGGGCGTTGGCCCTGCCGGGGGAGCAGCCGATCACCGTTCGGTATGACCTGACGTCGAAGATGGGGCTCAAGGGTCAGGTCATCCGGACCTGGGACGCCCAGTTCACCTTCGCGCCCGGGTTCGTGCCGATCCAGGGTGCCCGCTACGTGATGCACCTGGACATGGCGAAGAACGGCGACCGGGCCGGGGTGGCCCTGGCGCATGTCTCCGACTATGTCGAGGACATCGTCTTCGTGGAGGACGAGACCGGCACCGTGTCCCAGCGTTCGGTGTTCAAGCCCGTCGTCAAGATCGACTTCGTGACGTGCTTCGAGGCCGACGTCAGCAGCACCCCGGTCCGGGAGATCCAGATCCGGTGGGGCAGGACGCTGGCGCTGGAACTCGTGAAACGGGGCTTCTCGATGGCCAACGTCACCTATGACGGTTGGCAGTCGGAGGACTCCCGGCAGTTGTTGGCGTCCTGGGGCGTACCGACGGCCAAGGTGTCCACCGACCTGGACGAGTCGATCTGGAAGAACCTCCGGGACCTGGCCTACGACAACCGGCTCGAGTTCATCTTCTCCGAGTTGCTGCTGACCGAGCTTGAGGGTCTGGGCCGGTTCAACGGGAAGATCGACCACGCCTCCGGTGCGTCCAAGGATCTGGCCGATGCCGTGGCGTGTGCCACGACGACGGCGATCGCCGCCGGTGGCCGGGAAGAGGACGGGTCTCCGACGGCCTACCCCGGGATGGGGAAGAGGGAGTTCGAGACCCATGCCGAATCCCGGGTGAATCCGAGTGACGGAATCAGCTTCATGGGCACGCTGATGGGCATCCCGCTGGGCCTGTCCGAATACGGTGGTATGCCGAGAGGGAGGTAACCCATGGCGACCGTTGTCCCCATGGTTCAGCCGAAGCCCGGCCCCGGCGACATGGGCGTGGAGTTCGGCGTTCCCATGAACCTGCCGTTCGCCGTCCCCTACCGCAACGACCACACCCTCGAAGTCATCCGCTCCTTCGGGATAGACGAGGGGCCGACGCCGTCCCAGTTGGCGGTGATGCGCCGGACCGACGGCCAGGCCCGGGCCTTGTATCGCCTCATCACGCTGCCGATCCGCTCCGCGCTGGCGTCCTCCACGTTCATCCCCGAAGACGGCGGGCAGGCCGAGGCCGACTTCATCGAGAAGATGTTCCTGTCGCCGCCGTCGGCGGGTGGGATGACGGTGTCGTTCCCCCGGTTCATGGCGCAGATGCTGCTGGCCCTGTTCGACGGCTTCGCTGCGTTCGAGCAGGTCTACTGGGTGCCGAAGATCGGCCCGCTCAAGGGCAAGATCACCCTCAAGAAGATCGCCTACCGGCCCACCGAGACCATCACGTTCCTCACCGATGCGAACGGTGGCTTCGAGGGCTTCCGCCAGCGGGCCGTGTTCGCCGGGCGCACCACCGACGTCGACATCCCGCTGGACACCGCGTTCTACTACGCCGCCCAGGAGGAAGAGAACCCGTTCTACGGGGTGTCGTTCTTCCAGTCGGCGTTCTACCACTACGACAAGAAGGTCCGGCTGTACTACGTCGCGCATCTGGCGGCGCAGAGGGCGGCGGTGGCCACCCGGGTCGGCACCGTCGCTGACGGTGCCAGCGATACCCAGCGGCAGTCGTTCACGCAGGCCCTGGCCGACCTCGGGGTGGCGCAGTCGATCACGCTGCCGTCGTCGCTGTGGAAGGTGGACGTCCTCAACGCCGGGGGTAGCTTCGACTTCCTCTCGTACATCAACCACCACAACTCGCAGATGTCGAAGTCGGTGCTCGCGTCGTTCTTCGACACCGCCCAGGGCGGCGGGGCTGACACCCCGCTGGTGACGTTCGGGGAGCAGTCGGACGCCCTGTTCATGCTGATGCTGCAGACGATCATGGACGAGATCGCTGCGGCCATCAACACCTACCTGATCCCGAAGTTCATCGACTGGAACTTCGGCAGCCATAAGTACCCGAAGTTCCAGTGGGGCACCTTCACCGACGAAGAGAAGGCCCGCATCTCCGACATGTTCAGCAAGCTGGCCGTCTCCGGCCAGGCCATGAACGTGACTCACGAGTTCTTCCGGGAGATGGAGAAGGAACAGGCAGACGAGATGGGTCTCGAGATCGACTGGAAGGCAGTCGAGAAGCGCGAGGCCGACGAAAAGGCCCAGGCTGCGGCCATGGGCGCGGGGGCTCCCGGGGGGCCGGGCATGCCGCCGCGACCCCCTGGGTCCGCGCTGGGCCCGCTCACCCCACGCGCTGCCGTCAAGGGAGCGAACCCGGCGGGCACCCAGGACCCCAACGCCCAAGCCGCTCAGGGTGCGGCTGGTGCACCCGGAGCACTACCCGACCCGTCCGCGAATCCCCTGACCTGGGGCATGACCGCCGAGGGTTTCGATCTGGTGACCGCGACCACCGACCTGCTTGTCAAGATCGGCGGCGGTCAGGGTGACGGTTCCTGACCCGTCCGGTGTCGGCGGGGTCCTGCACATCGCGGACAAGGCTGCCACGGACCCTGTCCCAGCGGCCCTCAGTGCTGCCGTAAGCCCTCTGCGGGCACTGGTGCTGGCGGCTGTCCGGAACAATCCTGGCAAGTCCGTGGGCGACGTCCTGGGGCGTTCCGACGTGTCGATGTCGATGACCCGGGCCCGGCGGGCCCTGGCACGGATGTCGGCACAGATCACGACCGCGTTCGCGGCCACCGCCGCGCTCGGCCAGGTGTCCGTCGGGAGGCTGGGTGGAACCCCGGCCACCGACACCACCTACCTCAAGGCACTGACCGATCGGTGGGAGGTGTCCTCCGCCACCGTCCTCGCATCCCTGGACGAGCGGTTGACGGCGGCGTTCGGCAAGGTGGACGTGCCTCCGGGCACGACATCGAACTACGCTGCGGCGCTGGGCCAGGTCAGAGCGGACCGGGCCGGGGAGGTGTTCGACAGCGTGACCTCGAATCTGGCGTTCAGGCTGTCCACCGGCATCTCGTCTGCCGTAACGCGGGGTTACAACGAGGCGGTCCACGGGATGTTCACCGCAGTGGATGGCGATTGGTACAAGGTCTGGCACTCGCGCAACGACGAGAAGACCTGCCAGTGGTGCCGGGCGATGGACGGGCAGGTGGCCGTGCTGCAGCACGAGTTCGTTCCCGCCGACGGGCTCGACTCCTTCGGGGATCTGCAGATGCCTCCGGCGCACCCACACTGCCGATGCTGGATCGAGGTGACCCAGAATCCCTTGACGGCGGTGGCCGAATCCCAACCTGCAGCGCCCGGCCAATCGTCGGGCAACGTCCCCGTCAAGGTCAGTTCCAAGCGGATCAAGGACCTGGCGGTCGGCGCGTTCAACACACTGGTGTCACAGTTGTCCGCATTGGTGAAGGCGCTGTTCAGAGGGGGTTCCGGGAGTGCCTAGGTACATCGTCTCCGGACCGGCCGCTGCAGCCCAGGCGCTGCTCTCCCTCGTATCATTGGCGCGGACCTCGCCCGACGACTTCGAGTTCGGACCCGTCGATCTGAACGACATCGTCAACGTCGGGCTGACCGTCGATGGTGCCGAAGCCTTGGTGTCGAAGACATTGGGGGACGTCGAAGGAGTCGCACTCGCGGACTCTGTCGCCCCCGACGGATAGGTTCGTATGAACCTTGGAGGAAGTCGCATGGACGGTACCCAGCGGTTCCTGGATCTTGTATCCGAGGGCGTCCTCGAACTCACCTCCAAGTACTCGACCGCTGACATGGAGGAACTGGGAGCGGCCGGGCACGCCTTCAAGAACCCCGACGGCCACTGGTCCTACCCGATTGACGACGAGGAAGACCTCGCCAACGCGATCAAGGCCGTCGGTCGGGGCGGTGCGTCCCACGACGCGATCCGGAAGTACATCGTCAAGCGGGCCAAGGCCCTGGGGAAGTCCGACAGCATCCCGGAGAACTGGGCGTCCAGCGGGTCCAACGACAAGACAGCGGCCTGAGCGGAAGCGATGTGGATGACACCCCGTCGAAGTCCAAGGCGCTGCTCAAGGCCCTGGGTGTAGACCCCGACCTCATCCCCCTGACCAAGTACGTCCGCACCTTGGAGGGGACCAAGTACTACGGGCTGCCCATCGGTTCCCCCATCGAGGGGCACGGGCACGGCGGGCTGCATAACGTCACCGGGGGTGTCGGCACCCTTGCGCCCTTCCCGACCCCCGGGCACGGCACCGAGGCGGGGCACCTGGCGGGCGAGGCCGTGCATGCCGCGCATGTCGCTGGCGGGACGCTGGCCACCGATCACATGCTGACGCTCGGGAACAAGACGTTCCTCATCAAAGCCGGGTCCCGGGTCTACGCCTTCGGTGACGACTCTCAGTGGCGGCTGGTCCTCGGGCCGGACGGCAAGCAGGTTCTGTATGCG